TTGCTTCCGTCTTTATGACCATTGGGCTAGATACTGCTGAATAGATAGCCGACAAGATAGCGTCATTACTGGTCGGTGCGTCACTGTTTTGGCGCATTAAGAAGGCACCAAGCTCCCCAACCATGTCTTTTGGGACAACTAGCTCACCTGGCGTTAGCATAGCCGGAACGGTGTCAGTGCCTTTTGGTGAGAAGAATCCATCAGCAGCATATACTAAACCGCCTTTTTGAAAGCCAAGAGCAGAACCTATTTGTTGAAAAAATCCCCCGACAGCTTTACCTGCGCCGCCGCCGCCCAAAGCGTTAATCAATCTTTCAATAGGATCAATTAAGAGATTAAATGCATTAAGAAGTCCATCAAGAGAATCTGAGAAACCGCTAAAAAAGCCGCCAATGAAACTAGCAAAGTCCGTAAATATCTGGCCTATGCCTATAAATGTAGTATTTAAAGCGCTGAAAGCTCCCTGTAGACCTTGAATACTTCCTAAAATTGGATCAAATACGTCCGCTATTGCGCCAGTTATGTCGTTTACAAATCCATTAATAGCTCTTTCAAATGCTGGCCCAATGCCTGAGAAAAAGTCTGCTATTGCGTTACCAAATCCTGTAATAAAGCTACGGGCTGCGATAGCAAACTGATCGCGAAATAGTTTTATTTGCTTGTTAAATTCATCATCAAATCTATTAAATGACTGATCTAGGCTCTTTCCTATGTTGTCGAATAGCTGATTTAATCCAGGCCCAAGACCCTCAAAGAAAGCTCCAAAAGCAGGCCCAATGCCGTTGATAAACTCTTTGAATACATCTACAAAATTTTTTGCGCCTTGCTCAGTAGCTTCTTTAATTCCTTGCGTTAATTTTTCATCAGACTCCCCAAATATCTTTTTGCCAATATTCGCAAGCGTAGGAGCAAAAGTCATGGCTTTAACTAAAGCTATGGCTATCTTTACAATGCCGCCTTTGTTTATCAGCGTATCAACCAAAGCATCTACTACTACAGGTATAGACTCAGCTATCGCTATAATCAGATCCGGCACAGAGTCTACGAAAGCCTTAATAAACTTTTTAGTTTCTTCTGGCCCTCTGGATAAAAGCTCAGTAATTGCGCCAAGGCCAGGGATACCAAATGACTGACCAATTATTTCCCCAACCTGTCCAATGGCTTTCTTTGCGCCTTCTTTACCTTGTAATACTAAAGCAAGGCCGCCGGTAATGCTTGCTGCAATCTCACCTTCTTTGAAAGGACTGCCAATATCTACGCCAGACTTAGCAAATTCTATAGCCCTAACAATTTGATCTTGGAATCTTTGGGCAAGATTGCCAAAAGGATTTTCAAAGACAGATTGCAAGAATGCTTTTTGCTCTTCAGCATTTTTTCTAAGCTCATCGTTTAGCTTTTTAGCTTCTTCAAGATTGTATTTATTGATTTCGTCAGTCTTATTTTTTTCAATGTTTAATATTAACTGATTAGCTTTTGAGCGATATTCAACATACTTAGCTGCAAAATTTTGTACTTCAATACGCTCTTGATCATATCTAGCTTTTATTTTGCTAACTTCGTCAGTAGCAGAAATGCTAAACTTGGTGCGAAGTTGCTCAAATGCTTTAGCAGCTTCCTCAGCTTTTTTCTTGGCGTCTTCTAAAGCCTTGCCAGTGAGAGCTAAACTTTCAGGAGCTTTGGCCTGTGGTATAGACTTAAATCTTTCAACCAAATCAGCAGTAGCAGACGTAGCACCTTGAGCCTGTTCGACTATGCCTCTGAAGCCATCAGCGACAGCTTTAGACTGGCCGCCTATGTTTATGTCAGCAAACGCTTTAGCCTCATCAGCAGCCAAGCGGATATTGACGGCCGCTTCTGCATAGGCACCACTGACTCTAAGAATAGAAGCGCCTACGTTAAAATCTCTGCTGGCCTCTTCTTTTTTGGCTTCTTTAATTCTATTTGTGACGCCGTTGATAATATCGGCTGTGTTTTTTAAAGCATCTTGGACGGCAGGGCTTTCAGTGACAAGCTTGCCAATTTCTTTTAGAAAGTCACCAAAGGAATTAGTAAGCTGGCTAAGCCTTCCGCTAAATGTTTCTAAATCTTTGCTAGCTGCTCCACCAAATTTCTGAGCTACTAGGTCAATAGCCGCGCCAGCTTCAAGCTGTTCCTTTGTTAGATTTCTAAACTCTGAGCCGTAATTGCCTAGCTTGCCTACAGTGCCGTCTAATGTACCGCCTAGAAGTCTAACTGATGTCTCAACGTCCTGGCCGGTTGCAGCAGCAAGATCAATGGCCGCTTTTGTTAGCTCTTTTGCTCTGTCGGTAGATACGCCAAATGTCTGAGCTATGATAAAAGTTTGCTTAACTAAATCATCTGATACGCCAGTGGCATCTTTGATCGCATCAGCAAAATCTAAAACACCCTGGACGGCAGCAGAGCTTTCTTCACCTATAGCTCTTAATCCTGCTTCGATCTGTCTAGTTAGCTTTGCGTCTTCGACAGCTTCATTAATCCCCTGCCTAATAGCAGCAAATCCACTGACAGCGGCTGCGATTGGCGCAGCTAGTCTTAAAGCACCTGCTTTAAATGTGGCAAAAAAGTTATTTGATTGTTTTTCTGTGTTTTGAAGGACTTTAGCTGATTCTTTACCAAAAAGTTCAATGGCAGCTTGAGCGTCTTTGGCGTCCAGATTAATCTGAATGGTAACGTCATTTTCTGCCATGTTTTGACCTCATGTCATCTGATTGGCATTTGTCTAGCTCTACGTCGATTATACCAAAAATCTCAGCTTTTAGCGCATCTAGCTCTGAAATGTTTGAAGTATAACCAAGCTTGGCTAATCTCTTTCGCTGCGCATATTCAGCGACGAAAATGGCCGCCTCATTTTGCAAGCTAGAACCTTTGTAGCTGGCCCTGGCTTGCATCCTGATGGCAGCCTTTAGCCGTTTCCCACTTTAAAGCCATTAAGCATCATGCCAGCTACTTCAACCATAGTCCCATGTAAGTCTTCGATGTACTGCATATCATCAAAAGACTTTACAACTTCGCCGGTTGCTTTTGATTTCAAATCTACTTCGACGTAATGGCCTTGACTCATCTTAACCATTTCCCGTACTGATTTGACCTTAGACGCCTGATCGCCTTCAACGGTGCCGTCATCCTTAACGACTACCTGTAAGCGTTCGACGTATTCAAATTTCTCATCAAAAGTAGGCAAGCGAAGAACGATGAAACCCTCCCAAGTCGCATCGTCTCCCTTGCATATCGCTGGCACAATCTTGATTGTCTTCACTTGTCACCTCTTAGACAAAGGCAACGTATACCTCACCATCACCGTCAGCATTGACAAATGCTTGAAGTTCTAGGTCTAACTGAGCCAATCCATCGGCGTCAGACACAGCAAATGAGGATATTGTTGCGGTTGGAACATACAAGCATCCTGCCTTACCTGGTGCCCAATTTCCACCGCTTTTTTGTCCGAAGCTGTACTGGAATTTAACGTCCGTATTTGTGCGGAAGCGTTCAAATTGCTTAGCGTCATACTTTTCAAGCAAAGCTGAGACGGATATCGTCACTGTCCTGCCATTGATAATAGATCCCTGAATACCAGAGGCAGCGCATACAGAAGCGATATCTGCTTTAGGTGTATCAATCGACATGGATACAGTTGACGCTTTGAAGCAAGCAAACTCAGAAGCAAGGCCAAGCATTACTTCATTGTCTTTTGCAGCCAGCGGATCTGCTGCGTCAAATGTAGGAGCTTGTGGGCTGGACAAGTCAATCGCTAAATCAGACTCATAGCTAAGTGCTCCAGTATCGTCAGCAGTAAAGCCTAGAACCGCACCAGCTGTATCTGTGCCAGAAGCCCAGTCAACTGACAAAGTGCCAGCAGCTTTGCTCACTGTGAATTTACCAGTTGCAGAGCTATAAGCACAAGCAATCGAAGCACCAGCGGCAGCAGACATGGCAGCAGCTACAGCGTCAGCTAATTCAATTGGTGTCTTATAAAGTTTTTGTTCTAGCGTAGCTGTTACAGTGCCAGATCCAATATCAAGGTCAATCTTGTCTGCACCAGCTTCGATTTCCATAGGATCAAAAAAGTACCCTACGCCTTCGATGCTGTAGCTTGCATTGATAAGCTCACCGGCTGTGATGTCGACGCTTGCAGATGTAACGCGCCCACCAGCCAATGCCTGAAGTGCGCCGCCTTGTCCAAGGTAATGCCACATGGTCAAAGTAGGATGCGCCTCATTTGCTGGCTTATATAGTACGCATTTGCCAAGATTTGTACCGGCTGGAGTAGCTACAGGAGTCTGAAAGCTAAGAGCTAGATCATCGCCTGCAACGTCATCGACGCAGCGGATGCGGTAGCCATTGGCAGCGTCTTTGATTAATACAGCTTGGCCGCGCTGAAACTGTGCGCCTTCTCCTGCGCCAACTTTCAAAGCTGCAACTGTCGATCCTGCAACGGTGTCATATTCTGTCGCTGCAACTGCTTTAGCACCTAAGCAAGCTTCCATGAGTAAACCATAGTTAGGCTCTTGACCTTCTACGCCGCTTGCTCTGAGATAATGTGACAGCGAAGCAGTAGGAGCTTCTGCGCCAATAATTGATTTTGCTTGACCAATAGAAGCTTTTAGCTCTGCGTTTTCAAGCAGGTTAAAACCGCCTTCCATTGTAAAATCATCTTGCAGCGCAACATAGTCGGACGCAGCGGATGGCTTCGCTGGAGAACCTTCCGTAGTTTCTTTTTTAATAGCTAGTACGCTATTTCTTGTTTGAATCGATGCCATCCTTGGCTCCTTTGTTGAATTGACTGTTAAGTGGTTGGCTCCTGATATTCTACCCGCAAAGTTATCTCCAGCGCAAGATACTTAGACTCCGCGCCTTGGATATAATTAATGCCTGAATCGTCTGTTATTACTGCTTTAATGCACTTAGCTGACAGTGTTGAATCTGTCTCAAAGGCTAGCAAAATATCCCTCTGCGCGTCGATGATATCTTTTTCAACTGATGCCCTGCCTTCAGTGTCATTTTCAGTATTGACCACCTGCGTTACAAGGCCAATGGTGTAATCTCTTTCCCAGGTAGCTATGCAGCCGACATACCGCTCTGTGTTTGTTCCGGCTCCAATAGCTAGGCCAAAAGCTTTGCGAAGCAAGATAGCTGTATTCTCATCAAGGCTATAAGGATTTGGCACCCGTTTGAACGCTGGCAAAACAAGCTCAAGTTTATCAATTATTGCTTCGTAAATGTCTGTTACTGGAGTAGTCATCTGGTCATAAATCCTGATTTTCTAGTGATTTCATCTACTTCTACATGTCCATTTTGATTGGTGTCAATCGCAAAAACTCTGGACGAAAACTCATTTTGATAACGCCTTTTAGCTTCAGCGACATGCTCCTTGTACGGTGCTCCAAAAGCTTGGTAGACAATCTCAGCTACCTTATGCGCGGCAGCGTCTTCAAAGACAGACCAATCCATGATCTGGCCTCTGTCTATCGCTATATTGCGCTTTCTTAAGTCTTTGATAATAGCTTCAGCAGCCATAAAATGCTGCTCATCCCAGGAGGTTTTTCCCGTCTTATATCCGCTTAAAATTGTTGGCTGCATAAGATCAGGATACATGGCAGCCATAATGGTGTCATCAGAAAATTTTTGACCTATATACCCTACACCTGCGGTAAAAGAATTTCCCCAAGAAAGGCGAAGCCAGTAGCGATTATAAATCTGAAAGCTGCTAAGGCCAACGTCTGCACTTTTTTGCTCAGAATTCCAGCCGCCGTCAATATGTAAAGACCAGCTAATCCGGCCTGATTTTGTCATTTCGTTTGTCTGATCGATAATGTCAACTACATCATACCAAGTGCCGTTAAACCATACTTCTATTGTCGGAGTTGATGCTCCTCCTGATGCCGGAGTGGTAAACTGAAACCATAAATTATTAAACGGACAATTAGCGGCTATATATAGATAAGCTCCTGGCGAATAATTAAGCGAATATGTACCTACCCTAAAATCGCCAACCGCCACTGATATATCAGTAGTTTCATAAATAACTCTTTGAGTAATTAGGCTAACTGTCATTGGTACACCTTAGAGACAAGTGGCAGGGGGATTTCTCCCCCCGCCTTTGGTTAATTAGGCTTCAATTGGTGGCAATTCTCTTGCTGGTAACTCTTTTTCTTCTTTTGGTAATGGCAATGGTGCAGGCATTTTAAACCTCCTTATTATTTAAGATATTGAACATGAACTTTGTCGCCAGCTTCTAGCTTGCTTGGGCTTGGATCTACCAGGTCACCAATGAAAGTAATGCGGGTAACGCCTCCAACTGTCGAAAGTGTATAGCTTTCACCTTCAACATGGACAACGCCGCCGGACATAACCATCATGGTATCAGCAGCAGCAAGATGAGCGCAGTCAACGTATGCATTAGCGATATCGCCAGCAGACAGTGTGAAAGACTGTTTTTTGCCACTTAGACCGCCAGGAAGTGCGCCAATCGCAGCATCAAGCTGTGATTTGCTAACAGCGTCCTGAGGAGCTACGCCGTCTGCAAGATTGGTGATCTTCGATGAAGTCATATCAAGCTCTCTGGCCTTGACTTTGACTTTACCTCTGACACCAGTACCGCTTACAGCAGCAGTCTCAAGTTCAATGTTACCGCCTGAAATATTAGCCTGTAGACCATAGGCATCTGGCTGAATAAAAATAGACTTTCCAGATGTATCACCTGCTGGATCGTAGTTCTCCATTGCAGACAAGATATACATATCTGTGCCAGCAGAAGCATGGACATACGCAAAATTGAAAAACCACTGCTTACCCCAGTCACCCAAGTTATGAGCATTGTTGGCAAGTGGCTTCAGCAGTTGCGTTTCAAGATCATGGCTAATCCTTGGATTCAGAGCAATGACTTGTCCATTGTTTAGCTTCTGTGTGCTTGTTTTTCCTTGAGATACAAGGTCAACGTCAGCATAAGAGCTAATACCGTCTACTATTAAATTTTCAGACCAGAAATTGCGAAGGAAGGCAGAACATCTGCGGCCAAAATTATCTACCGTAGTATTAAGCCTTACAGTTCCGCCGCAGTAGCCTCCAGTTGCGGCAAGGATTGATGCCATCCCGCCATTAGGATGTTGATTGAGCGTTATGTTTCCATAACAAATGTTATTTGTGAATACGGCAACATTGATGCCGCTAACAGTCAATGCACCAAATAAAATACAACTATCAAACTGTGCTTGTGCGATTGCATTGTTATGGCCATACATATTAACCGTAGATCCAAATATAACCTCATTAAAATAAAGTTTTCCGGCTGGTGATGTTACCGTCTGCCAGTTAAAGTCAGCAGCGGACAAGAAAGTAACCATGCTTGCGCCGGAGCGACAATCATTGCCAGATGGTTGATTGAAGTCAGCGTTCATGCTAACTGCGCCAGTAATCCGTACAGATTCTTTGCTCTCACCAACCAAAAAGACGTTAGCTTTGATGCTAACAGCTTCAGAATATGCACCAGCAGCAATCTTGATAACGTAACGCTTGCTAGGAGTAGCGTCAGTGATAGAAGCCATAGCAGCAGCGATTGTAAGATAAGGCTTCTCTTGCGATCCATCAGCAGATTCATCAATACCGCTTTTTGCAACGTGCTTGATTTGATCCATAGGAGCAGATGTGCTAATTGTCTGCCAGGTCAAATCACCTCTTAGATACTGGCTAGTAGTACCAGTTCCAAGTGATGCTTGCTTTCCATCCAATGCCGTAGCAGTAGCGGTTGAAATAGGCTTATCAGCATCAGAAGTATTGTCAACTTGATCTAGGCCAACATCGCTTTTTCCAAGTAAAACATTTCCAATCATCCCAGCAACGGATTGTACTGGAGCCGCAGCACTAGCAGCAGATCCAAAATCTGTAATGTCTGAAGCAACGTGAGTATGACCTACATCAGACTTACCAGATAGCGCAGAAGCTAGAGCAAGTTGTGCTCTTTCGTCTGTGAAATAAAGATTAGTTGAACCTTCTGGAACAGCGTCAGTAGAGCCTGGGCTTGCTGAGATTTCGATATAAACAGTACCAGACCAACGGTAGACTTTGTTTGTGTCTTGAGCCACATATAGCTTACCTGCGCTGCCTTCGACTGGAAAGCTTGCTAGGTCAGCATATTCTTCGACATCATCTACAAATCCTGGCAACTGCTCCGCTGGTACTTTGCCATCAACCAAATCAGCTTTGCCAGACAAATCAAGCGCAGCAACTGCAGCAGCGGCCTCATCTGCAGCCTTTTGATCGACGTAACCTTTTCTTGCCAAATCCTTTGCGTCTACCGGATCATTATTAGATTGAATCGGTAGATCTTTGTCTACAAACTTACCTTTGACTAATGCCATGGGTTATTGCTCCTTTATTTTATCTGGAATAAGTGACTCTAAGTTTATCACCGATGTCTAATATATCATAAAGTGGAGTACCTACCCAACTTAGCACATTAAGTGAAACGCTATAGTCTTCACCGTAAACTTGTGCACTTCCTGAGATAACGTCAAGGGTTACAACTGATGGGCTAGTTGGAACATGAGATAATGTGATGGATGAATTGCTAATCTGCAAAGCATCAAGCGTAAAATATTCAACTGTATAAATATTGCTTGGTGGTACTGTTACGGTTTGATTTTTCCATAGGCTTGTAGCGTCGTCATAGACAAGTGCTTGTCCATTAGTTACGCCGTTAATTGATACGTTATGAAGCTCTTGAAGCTCAAATCCGTTTTGTACTTTTACTTCTATAATGCCTTCAGTTGGATGCGCTCTGACAACATATCCGCAAAATACCAAATGATCCGGTGCACTTGGTTTTGTAGTAGTCAATTCACCTGCAACGGTAGGAGACAAGTACAAAAGCTGGCCTTCTGTGAACATCGAAGTATTGACGTTTTGAAGTTGTCCTTCGACTACGCAGTAACCTGTACCGTTATGCAGAATGTCTTGCTGCAATACGCCGAAGACTTTTGAGCTTGTAGGCTCAGAGTTAGCTTGTGCTTTGTTTACAAGCGGTCTATTGCCGGATGCGCCTGAGATATATACAACTGTCTTTTTAGGTAATGTTGCGCCAGTTTGATTTCGTACAACGCACAAAAGCTTCTCTGTGTTAGCTACAATTTCCCCGCCAACAAGAGGCTGCGCAATACCGTCATCTCTTTTGATTTTAAAAATCTGATCGTCTTCATCGTACCAAAGAAAAACCCTATTAGCGGCTGGTGTCGCTGGCTCTTGTACTGCGTTAAATCTGATTTTAGATTCTGACATTATGCGCCTCTTATGGCTCCATGATTAAGGTGCCTTCAAGCAAAAGCGTACCCTCAATTTCCAACGTCCCAAAAGTAACGGATTGTCTATATTCAACAATCTTAGCAATAGTATTTAATGGTATCGTACTCCAGCCACAATGCCAATCTGAACCAGCGGCTATGGGGATAACGAAAGCCATTAGCTGACTTCCTCAATAATGACTACAGGATTGCCAATCTCAGCCTTAGCATAGATTAATATGGTATCCTTAATGTCATAATTTCGCTCTGACTGGTCATTAACAATGACGCCAATATAACCAGCTATGGATGGATCAAAATTTAGTTTTATTTGACTACCAGAATAATTCTGAATATTTATAGCATTTCTATTAGTCAATGGCACAGGAGGCAATGCTGTCCAAGCTGTATCTGATAATACTACTTCAGTCACTTTGCCGGATATACGCAGGCCAGACGGTGTAAACTCACCTGATACTTCACCGCTAAGAGTTGTCCGTACTACTACTTCGCCGTCATCATTGAGGTCAAATTTTTCGTACTCTCTGTCTTGGAGTGACTTCGGAAGTGACATCAGATTCTACCTTCTTAGATTTCACATCGCCAGTAAAGTAGGCAACATGGTTGGAGCCTTGTGCAACAATGAAATGGATTTTAATTGGAGTGCGTATTGCTTTTAGTTTAGCAATCAGATCGCCTGGATCAATGCCGACAACGTAGCCCATGGTGTCGTATGGATTTAATGAATCAAATGCAAGCATGGTAATCCCTAAAAATAGGGGATGAGGCCGTAACCCCATCCCCGTATTTTGAAAAAATTAGGCAGTAGTTACTTTAATGGCCTTAAGACCGCCTTGGATCCCCAAGCTGACTCCAAAAATCAAGTCAACCGACATTAAAATCCCATGTTTGGAGGCAGAGTGCAAATCAGAAATTTTAACTTGCATTTCTTTTGCCATAACCATGAGAAGCGCATCTGGATGCAGGAAGTAAGCAGTACCTTCAGCCAAAGAATTATCCTCAGCTAGTTGCATACCATAGCGACGAAGCCCAACGCGGCCGCCAATGACAGGAGTGTCAGCAGCGCCAAAATCAGAGCTAACAAGCGTCTGAGAAGCTAGGACATCGCTATAGTATTTTGGATCTAGCAAACCATACCAGCCTTTTGATTGCTCCCACTTAGCAGCAGCAGCAAGTCTGCGGACTTCAAGCAAAGCAGTTGCGTCCATAGCAGCCTTAACGATTTGGTGATCTGGAGCAGCAGCAGATGGAACCAATGCGGTATAAAGAGCAGAGTTAACTGCTTTTTCTACAGCAAATACTAGCGCAGCCATAACTTCAGGATTTTGACGGTCAATTAGCGACATCAATTCAACTTCGTCAGCAAATTCAAATGCAGCTGTGACATGCTTGTCAGCTTTTACGTCAACGTAAGCAGTTGAAAGAGCGGCTGGTGAGAAGGTGTTGCTGTCTACTGTGCCAACTGTTTTAGTTGTAGCAGCAGGAGCATTGACGCTGTAAACGCGGACTTGATCGCCACCTTTGCGGATTTCGCCTGAGTAATCTTTGTTTACGATAGAACCTAGCAAGAGGCTTTCCCGTAGTTGTTTAGTAGCTACTGGAGACCAGTATTTCTGCACCTGATTTTGTACATCTGTTAAATTCGTACTTGCCATGTTATCACTCCTTGATATTTGGCTTTGTTAATTAT